CCAGTGCACGGTTACCCAGGGTGCAGGTGTAACAATCAATGCAACCCCTGGACGTAAGCTTCGCGCTCAGTGGTCTGGTGCTACGCTCATAAAGCGAGCAGCCGATACATGGGTGCTCATCGGAGACCTTTCGGCGTAAATCATGGAATCATTAAAGGATAGTGGTGGTAAAAAGCCAACAACACCAACAAACGTTGTTGCGACTAATACCGGTGCAGGAACAGTTGCGTCAGTGGCCTTTACTCCTTCTGATTACATTGGAAAAGACACAATAACCTATACGGCTACATCAAGCCCGGGAAGCCTTAGTGCATCAGCTTCTAGCTCGCCAATAACGGTAACTGGATTAACTGCTGGGACGACCTATACATTCACCTTGGTTGCAAGTACAAATTACGGAGTGGCTTCAGATTCAGTAACGAGCAGCTCTGTTGGTATTGGTCAAAATCCGGGTACACCGACCAGCGTCTCTGCTGCTGGCGGTAACGCGCAAGCAACTGTTACCTATACTGCTGGAGCTGCTGGAACAGGCGTAACAACCTTCACTGCCACATCCAGTCCTGGAGGAATAACTGGAACCGGTTCATCTCCAATAACCGTAACTGGTTTAACAAACGGAACCGCTTACACATTTACCGTTACGGCTGCAAATGCATTTGGTTCCTCGACTTCGGCAGCATCAAACTCTGTCACTCCAGTTGCCCCTCCTTATTTCCCTCCTTATTTTCCTCCTTTCTTTCCTCCATTTTTCCCACCTTTCTTCCCCCCTTTCTTTCCACCATTTTTCCCTCCGTTCTTTCCACCATTCTTCCCACCATTCTTCCCACCACCATTTGGACCAGGCTTTAAGTAGAAGTAGCTATGAGCCATCTTTGGGTTGGCGGGTTTGCACACTGTGGTAACGTCAGTATCCCTGGAAGTAAAAAAAAGCAGGAGCCGGACATGAAGAACCTATACGTAGAAAATTTGGAAACAATCTCAGTATACGAGTTGCGCGCTATGCGTATCCTGATAGATGCAAACTTGTTGACAGAAGAAGATATTCCAAATCCAAGCAAGAGCAAAAAATATATGCTTATTCAACAGCTTGCCAACGATATCTTTATTTCTTCAGGAAGAATAACCTTTGGCGAAGAAGAATCAACTCAACACTTATCCGAGTTGGCCTCTTAACACCCCAATGCCCAATATACAAACATAATATTTATTGAGGGCGGGTTTAAAAATGGCTTTTATGGAAGAAGTTCCAGAATTGGAAAGTTTGCCTTTTGCTGACCCATCAAACATAGTAATAAAAGAAAATTTTATAACTAAAGAACATCTTGTAAAGATACTTGACTACTGCCGTTCGGCAAAAGAATGGGAGTCTCAAAGCCAGCTTGGAAATGACAGCATTCATACTCCAGAGGCGATTGAGAAAAACTCTCCAGAAGTTTTTTCAATAATGCAAGACTATGTAGATGCTGTACAGCATGAAGTCCAGTATAAGTTCGGAAGATTTCTTGAAAGAACAAAACCAGGAATAAGAAAATGGAATCCTGGAGAAAATCAAGCCGTTCATGCGGATGGTGAAACAGCCGATGGTTGGCCTGGCTTCAACTACATAGTTGATTACGGTTCAATAATTTACCTAAATGATGACTATGAGGGTGGAGAGCTCTTCTTCCCAAAATACAAAATTCACATTAAGCCACAACCAGGAACGTTGATTTTTTTCCCATCAACAAATATGTATGCCCACGGGGTTACTGAAGTCACGGATGGGGTTAGGTACACTTCTCCGCATTTCTGGATTCCAGTAAAACATAAGATATTGATAGAGATGGCGGCCATGGATGTCCAAAAGTGAAAAACTTTATTTTCTGCATATACCAAAAACATCTGGTATCAAAATGCAATACGAATTAATTGATGCTTCATTAGGAAGTCTATCTAAAAGAGAAATAAAAGTTTACGCGCAGGACGCAAATAGGTCAGAGCATAGAGGTGATAAATTTGAGTTTGTTTTTGACCCATCGATAGCAGATTCATACGACATAATATGCGGTCACTTTGCTAGAAATCCGATTGCATTGGTGGATGATTTAATAACATTCTCCATAATAAGAGAACCATTTGAGCAGTATCTAAGTTTGGCGAAATATGCAGCAGTTCAGTCCGGAATTGATTTTACCGAAGAATTTTTAGACTCATTCCTGAATAACGATGACGAATTTAATACTCAATTTGAAGGAATTTCTGGATGCGATAACCCACAGTCTTGTTTTTTATTCTCCAAAATTGCATGCATTGAAAATGAACCCTATTTCGACTCGTATGGGGATTTAGTTGAAGCTAAGTATCAGGCTTTTTTTGTGGAGAAGCCTAAGTCTTATTCAGAATTAAGTGAAAGATTAGGCAAAATAATAATAGGCACTTTAGAAAACAGAGCTTTTTTTGTGGAAAGAATAAATAACATTTTATTTGATTTATATGGAATTAAAATATCCAATAACGATTCAGTGATTAACGAAACCCCTAAGCCAACATTCAGAATAAGCAAACAACACAAATCAAAGATATATTCAAAAATTGAAATAGACCTTGAGTTGTATGAAAAAATAAAAGAAACAGAACATGAATGATAAAAAGGTCGTCACTTGATGTCCTGTTGTATGATTCAGTCCTGTCTTGGCATGGTTAGCATGTTAGGGTTATTGGCATGTCGATAGACAACGAATCACCATGGAAGATAACACCAGGGCATTTTGGGTCAGGTCCTGAAAATATACATATTTTTGAAAATTTTATTGATTCCGAAGACTTGGTTACATTGCAAGAATTCTGCCCAACAATCAATGAATGGAATAACTCAAAAGAGAGCGTTTACGCCGAAGATGGCACGTGCCTATACAACGCTGATTACTGGAATGACAGGACGTGTAGTAGCGATATTCTTGAAAGACTATCGTTGTCTGTTTTTAACATAGTTGATAAATACATAAATAAGATGCAAACAACACTCGAGGGAATCTACGACCTAAAACTCTCACGTCGCCCGCCAGTAATAATGAAATGGCGCCCTGGAATAGAGCAACGCCCACACGCTGATAAACAGCTGAATAATGGTGAGCCAAATGCGTTCGTTGATTATGATTTAAATTCTTTGTTTTATTACAATGAAGATTTTGAAGGTGGAGAACTCTATTACCCACAGCATGATATAACCATAAGGCCAAAACCGGGCCTTGCGGTAGCTCATCCTGGTGACGTTAATTACTTGCATGGAGTAACCATGATTACCAAAGGCTATAGGTATACGACTCCGTCATTTTATACGGTTGAATAGGTAATGATTACAGTCAAAAAAAACGTCATAGAGCTAAGAGAGTGTGTCGCAATCGTTGACGCAATTAAGGCGATTGGTGTACCGTCAAATTTTGCCGGAGACGACCCTTCAACTGGTTATTATCATAAATCAGCTCTTCTTGAGCAGGACGTGTTCGCGTACGGAGTTTTTGAAGAAATATGCAGACGAGTCCTGTCCCTGGCAGAAGTTGAATTTGGTTTTGAGTTGGATGTTGAGCAGTCGGCTCTAATTGAGGTCATTCCTGGGAATACGATAGAAGAACACGCAGATAACCAGAATTTGGATGGAACCCCAAAATTGGGGTGTAGTAATTTTATTGTTTCTGCAGTTGCATACCTAAACGATAATTTTACAGGTGGTGAACTAGTGTTTCCCGGAATTGAATATCGGCATAAACCCAACGTCGGGGATTGTGTGATATTTCCAAGTGATTTAGCGCATAAACACTATGTGGATAGGGTGCTTAGTGGAAACAGGATAAGTTTGGCAATATGGTTTTCCGGGGTATGATGAACCAATGAGAAACATCGATGTTGAGTACGTGGGAGACCCAAAGGCCGGTTTTTTGGTCTATAGAAATGTTCTTAATGAAGACCTTGAAATACCAGAGCGGCTTGAGGCAACAATAGGGAAAAGTGACACACCTCCGTACTCATGGATGGAGGCTCTTGTCGGTGATGGACAAGTCATGAAGGATTACAGAGACTGTGTTGATTGCAAAATGAGTCCTGCGCACTTTGAAAATTGCCCAGAACAGTTTAGCGAATTGATAAATATATACAATGACACAGTGACAGGGCTGACTGCCTGTTTGCAGGACTATGAATCTCGTTATAACATTCGCATGGATTTCATGGAAGCAATAAACTACGTCAGGTACAACGAGGGCCAACACTTCAACGTACACGCAGACCACGGATTTTCCTACGTCTGTACAGTTTCTTCTGTTATGTATCTAAACGATGACTATGAAGGCGGGGAGCTTTTCTTTCCGTTTCTTGACATTACATTTAAGCCAAAGTATGGGGATATTGTTTTATTTCCTTCTACCTTTATTTACTCACATGCGTCTAAGCCTGTTACAAAAGGGACCAAGTATGCCGCCGTTACGATGTTTGACTACAACGATAGATACCACAAACTCTGGAAGGGTTACGGCAAAAACATGGATGGGACAGATGCAGAATACGGACCCGGCATAGTTAGTCCGAGTGCGAATCAGGTGGAGAGGTTTATTTACAAAAAATGACAAAATTGTTTTTAAAAAAAACACATCAAACTTCCCCATTAATTAAGCAATCGCGTTTTAATCGTGACTGGATGGACAACACCTACAACAAGCATGCTTACCAATGCATGCCTATGACTGTTGCAAATGTCTATGGGTGGGAGATTGTCATGGAAGAAGACCTGGTTGTCCAGTGGGACGGAGGAAATACGCCCCCAAAAATCCTCTCCGGGGAGACCACGGCAAACGGTCGGACTCAAGCCACTTCTTCAATAATAGGAATGATTTCTATTCATATGGGTTGGGTCGTAAACACAGAAGACGGTTACAGCATGTGGATGACTGGCTCGCCAAACTATTTTATTGACGGAGCAGCCCCACTTACTGCAACAATCCCAAGTTACTGGTGGCCGGACGAATCCCAGATGAACTGGAAAATAACCAAAGTTGGAGAGCCTGTTGTGTTCGAGGCCGGAACGCCATTTTGCTTCTTTAATATCTACGACAATTCAGTCCTTGAGAATGTTGAAATTATCCAGTCAAGTCTTTGGGACGATAAGGGGTTGGTTGAATCGAGGGCGAAGTACGGTCAGGTGAAGTTTCAGAACATGCAAGATAATCCATGGACGTGGACGAAGGGAATTAAGACAGGTCTTGACGCAGATAACAACAAAATAGGACCAACATTCACTGGCCTGCCCAAATTAGCCACTCCGTAGTGTAAAATATGGGTACTTGTCCAACACAGGGATTATGGAGCCGCTATGAAATTTGAATCTTCTTTTACAACTCAGGAAAAAAAGCTTGTCTACCAGCGCACCTTGAAGGACCTTGAGAGACAGCTGATGGAGCGCCTTCTTCAAGAGGGTATAAACCCTGACACGTTTGATGAAAAGACCTTTACTCCAGGAACCGAAGACGGAAGAATAATTCACGGTCACAAGTTGATTGCTGATTTCCTTTCAAAGATTGACAATATAAAATCACGAATCGCAGAGTAAGCTTTAGAACATGGCACTTTCGGCAGAACAGTTAGCTAAGGCAAAAGCTGAAGCAATACAAATACTTGAGTACTCAATCTATACGCTCGCGTTTACCCTTGGAGTGGAAGACGCCGACCTCGAGGCCGATATGGTAAATCCCATCAATCTTGCTGTTGAGGAAAATACTGCACTGCTAGCACAGCATGACGGTTACGAATGTCTCAAGTTGCAATTGGCTGCGCTAGCAAGACTACAGGCGTAAAATCGCCATGAAGATAACGCCAAAAATACCTAGAAAAATTGCCATCGTTGAAGAGGCGATTAGTTCTGGAAAATATGAAATTTGTCCAGATGTGGACCCAGACTTTCCCAATATTCAAGACCCTCTCAGCAACCCAAACAGAGACCAACAAATTGCTGTATGGAATCCAAAATTGTTTTCTTTTGAACTACCAGACGGCGCTGCATTTTTCTGCGACCTACTGCAGTCGAACGACCCGCAGAAGAAGTGGGAAGAGACAGAGCAGGGCGACTTTATGCGCGACGAGGCTATAGAGGAGTTTTTCGGTGAGGAGTAGAGTCTCTGGTGGAGAAAATCTATACGACGCAGATAGCGATATTGCCTACTATGAAACAGAGCTGGCCGTATTATCTTACATACTTGGATACGACCCTGAAGACGTAGAGTCAATCAGTATTGCTCAAGCAGTTTCAGACATTAGGTTGATGTGGAGATATAGCAGCGACCTAAGGGGTTCCTTGGAGCCAACCTATACGAATAACGCAATACCTAGATTCCTCTCAAAAATGAATTCTAGAATGACGGACAGAGTGAGAAAAGCTAACTGGAACTTTACTCTTGCAAGGGCAGTAAAAAATGGACAATAAGCAACTCAGGACAGCAATGGTTGCGGCCTCCATATCAAAATATATGTCGACCATTCTGGGAGAGAATGGCGTAGAAATAGCTTCAACAGAGAGGTTCGAGGCATTTAAAAATATTAAAGACTGGAGAGCTACTCTCAATCTGGACTTGTCTATTGCTGCAAGAGGAGCAACCGAGGGCCTCTGGTATATCGACCAGGCAGCGACACCGGAGTCCCCATGGGCGGAAATGATGGTAACCACATATTCACCATATGAAATGATTACATCAGTTAAGAAGCCAGGTAAAATTCTTACCTTCAACCCAGACCTATCACCGGCTCCAATATTTCAGAAAATAAAATTTCCAAGCACCGATATATACTTTGTAAACAATCAAGCACTCTGGAATTTTGAAAATTTCATACGAGACCAATCGATGGAGATTGACGGGAAGCCATATGCCGACATTGACTACTCTGTAGTTGATAAGTCAGAAATAGGACAGGGTGAGGCTGTGGATTTTGATTTAATCACAATGCAGGCTCACGAATGTAGCTCGAATGGTCAAATTTTAATTAAATGCATTGAATCCCTAGCCTCTAACGGAGTCCTGCTAATAAACGTTACCAATAACTCTGCAAAGCTTTATCGTGACGACTTCTGGTTTCACCCACACAACGAAATGCACCAAATTCTTAAGTCATACGATGGCTTTGTCTTTCACGAATCAGGTCAATACGGGTTCACGGTATTTGTTAAGAATTGATGCACAGCTTCAAGGTGCGTGTAGTCTTGGTGAATTATGAAGGTACTTGATGATTTTCTTGAAAACTCACTTTTGAATTTGATATCAGATTGCAGCGATTTCTTTCCTGGCATAATGCAGGATACCGACAGGATAGCGAGCGAGGTTAACTCGTATCACAATGAGCAGGCCAGCTGTTATGCGCCATATATGTTTTGGGGAGGATGGTGGTCTTCACCTGCTGACACAATCAGAAAACGCGTAATTAGAAATATATGGGAAAGTAATCTACCGGTGCCGTCCAACGAGATTCTTGGCTTTGAGTACTGGACTAGAACTTTCGGTCCAGGACAATTTCTTGGGCCGCATGTTGACGAGGATACTTTTCTTTATCAGGACAAAAAAATATATAACGGACCAGAAATAGGTTGTGTTTACTACGGGCCATCTACAGAAAAGGTAGTTGGTGGCTTTCTTGAACTATTTGAATCAAAGCTTACTTTCGGAGAAAAAGATGCACTTGAGTGGGAAAATCTTGAAAAAAAGTTAGACCCAATAGAGATGCGTGAAAGAATTGCTTTTAAAGAAAATCGATTAATAATATTTGATGCTGGAAGGGTTGTACATCAAACCAGTCCATGCGTTGCTGGTATCAGGAACGTGATGGTAGTTAATGTTTGGCTTAAGTCGAATCCTCCTGTTGATATGGCCAACTTCGTATATGAATGAGAAGTTTGAAAGAGTAAATCTAATTAACTTGGATGTATTCAAAACTAGAATTGATTCAATAGATAACAAAAAACTTTTAGAAGAAATAGATTCTTCCAGTCTTGAAATAGGTATAGCAGAATCGAACGAACCTCTTGGAAATAATGCAAATACGTATCATGCAAGTTATGAAGACAGGCGGCTAAACAGAAATCTCCCCGAGTGTCTAAGGCTGTCTGCCGAAATAGAGAATGCTGTTTCCAGTATGACTGGTAAAAAAATGCTGATATCAGACATGTGGTCTGTGACTCTTAATTCTGGAGAGTCAGTATCCTCCCATAGCCACAAATCAAACACGCATATGCACCCGATGGATTACTATTCTGTTGCCTATTATCCAAGTGCACCAATAGGTGGTTCAAAATTGATTTTTGAAGTCTCTTGGTGCGGGATTATGGAGAATTTAATTTCAATTTCTCCGGAGTCTGGAATGCTGGTGATTTTTAATTCATACATACATCACATGACCGACAGGCATCGTATAGGTGACAAACGTGTGGTAGTTAGTGCAAATCTGGGCCCGGAATCTCCAAATACAACACCAGTTCCAGACTGGTCCGTGTACGGCTAGTATAAATATATGGCTTTCGATGTAAAAAATCTTGGAGGTGGGGTAGTCGTTTTTGAGAACGCCATAGATGTTCCTCAAAAGGAGATAATAAGCCTCATAGACGAACTTTCCGAAAAGTCCCTTAGCGAACAGTACGAGTATGTCAAAAACGAGAGCGGCGAGATTGTCCACGCTATAAACAGAAGTGGCTTCATATTTGAACTTGAGTCAATAGCAAAAACTCCAATAAGGATTCAAAATCTAAATCACCCGTTTTTCTGGAAATGCGAAGAAGCAGTCTATAAATGTCTTTTGCAATATATTGAATTATTCCCCGGGATACTGCAGTGCCTGTGGTGGAGGACTGAAGGACATGCACTAAAGTACCCAACTGGTGCAAAACTTGGCCTACATTGCGATAACGATGTCAATTATAGGTATGGGCAATTCCCGCCAGTGGAGAATGCAACAAGAGCAGTAATAACGGTTCTTGTTTATCTTAATGACAATTGTGAAGACGGTGATTGCAGCGAAATGTCTTTTTCCGGCGGAGAAATGGTCATTCCACATGTGGGGGTGACGATAAAGCCTAAAGCTGGAAGCATTGTGTTTATGCCATCCAACTATCTTGGAGCACATGAGATACTTGAAGTTACTTCGGGCTGTAGGTACACGTACTTATGCCTATTCTCGCAGGGTTCCGCGCAAGACGACAGGGGCATAACTCCTATGGACCCTGATTTGTATACCGATAGACCAGTTGGTGGTCAGTGGTGGATGAAAAACATAGTAGGTGACTATGATAAATATCTAATGGATAAATATGGCGATGAAGGCAAAATACCAAACGAAGTAATGCCTTTCAAATCACGAAAGAATGACCATAAATGATTTTCAACGATGCTAAAGCAGAACATCTTGGCGGTGGCGTTGTAGTTTTCAGAAACGCTGTTTCTATCGACTGGGAATTTGCTAACAACATATCCAAGGAGATAGTCGATAGGGAGGTTGGAGAAATGTACTCTCCAGCAATAAACCCAGACAGTGGACAAGAAGAATACATAAATAGAAGTGGATATTTCTTTTCAAAAAATGGCATTGACAAAATGCCAAAAAGGGGCTCAAGGGTTCATCAGGACACCAGGCCCGAGGTTGTTGGCCTTTTCACTTTTCTGGAAGATTCAAAAGATAAGTATTTGCTCAAATATATGCATATGTTCCCACTGTCATATAAAAACATTTGGTGGAAAGTAAAAGGGCATTTGGTTAACTACTCGTCAGATTGTGGTGGCTATATAGGAGAACATAGCGATACAAGTGTCGACTACGTGTACGGTATTCCGCATCCACCGCATCAGCTAGCTTCTAGGAATACTGTTTCTTGTTTAGTGTATTTTGGTAGTTGTGTCGACGGAGACATCCCTTCCAGTCCTGGAGATTTCACTGGTGGGCACCATAAATTTACATATCTTGATATTGAATACATCCCAAAGCGTGGTGACATATTGATGTTTCCTTCAAACTATGTCGCAGCACACGAGGTTACTCCAGTCACGTCTGGAGACAGATTCACCTACCTTGGATGGTATGCACATGGGACGCCGAACCCAAGCGTCAATGAAGAAGTTGAAGACCCGGAGATTAATCCAGAAAAGGCAGCAATATCTTCAAACGTGTATATTCCATATTTGAGAGAAAAGTTTTTAGAGTATCTAGATTCTGTTGGTGAAGATAAATCCTCAAAGACATACAGGCTTGCACTCGGAGAAAGTCTATGAAATTAGTGCACCTTGGTAGCGGCATAGTTTTAGTACGAGATTTAGTCCAAATATCGCACGATGATACCGATGAGATAAACCGCATATTTGAGTCAACTGCTCCACAGGGTTATTCCATAGTGGATGGAAAGACAATAAGCGACGGTGGTTATGAGTTTGACGAGATTAGTAAAAGCAAATCTCCGACCAGATACACCAATATAGGGGAATTCGGTATAACCAAGAAGCTCAGGGAATCTATATACTCAGCGGTAGTCGAGTATTGCAAAGTTTTCCCGGTTGCGTTGGAGTGCATAACTGGACAAACTGATGGCTACTTGATTAGATATGGCGATGGCAACGACATGGGTCCGCACTCTGACTGCAACATACCCTACAAGCCTGGGACTCTCGAACCAATGACCACTAGCCCTGCTTTCAATACGCTTACAACTTCAATATTTTTGAATGATTCATACTCTGGAGGAGATGTCCTATTTAGAATATGGGGTATAAATGTCAAGCCAGAAACAGGCTCGGCAATTATCTACCCGTCAAACTTTATAGGATGCCACGAAGTTTCCGAGGTTAGCGGAGGGGAGAGATGGGCCTTCCTTAGCTGGTTCTTTCACGGCAACGGACAAGAAGAAAAAGAAGGCTCATATGAATGGGCTCAAGAACTTAAAAGAAATTCTGGAACTGGAAACAATCTCCAGAAAACAGTATTGGTTGGGGAAGTTGACTAAAAAAGTCTCTTAAATCTTGTCCTATTTAATGCTTTTGCGGATTCTTCAACAATATGAACTTTCCACACACCATCATCAAATAGCGATTTAACTATCTCCGTGAGTTCAGACTGACCAGATAGGTATAAATCTCTTTTATCTTCTCCGCCACCTTGGTCATAGCCAATTGGGTAACCCCTGAATAATGCTTCTACGTATTTTATATTTGCGGATTTGGCTATTTCACTTATCTCTTTTTCTGAAGATTCACCGCTGAGATTATTCCCGTCTACATATATCCCGTTAAATTTATTGTCTGCGGCCGAATTGATTGTGTCTATTCCTGCACCAAGTCTGCCAATACAAAACACAATATCCGAAGCATCGAAAAGTTGTTTCATACTTTCGTGCTCTATTGAGCCTTCAAGATTCTTGCCATTTTGTTTTGTTTTCTCCGAGCGACCTTCCGATGTCCAGTGAACACTGTTTCCAGAATTCATCATGCTGGTCGATATGGTAAGTCCCATGTTTCCCATGGAAACTATTCCCACATTTTTCATAATCAATCAAGCTTTCTATTTAACGGATTTATGTAACCTTTTTCCCCTTCAAGGTTCCTCACTAGATAGTCAATTTTGTTGAGATTTTCTTTTAGGTGAGAGTAATTCTGTTTAATATGATTTGAGTACTTTTGATAATCGTCGTAAACAGTGTCTATCCAGTGTGGAACACACCAGCTTGAAACCTCATCTGGCTCGGCAACTTCGAGTCTTATGTTTATGTCCGGGCTACCTTGCGAGAAGAACTCTAAGTACGCATACCTTGTTCCGCCAGTTACTTCATTAACCCCGTGTGATGCAACATAGTTTGTTGGGAAGATTATTATGTCTCCCTTCTTGGCTTTATGGCTTATGTTCAGGTATGGGAAATATAATTCACCACCGCTGTAATTGGTGCCATCAAGCTCGTCAACAGAATCGACACAATCGTTTATGTACAGAAGTACGGCAACGGTCTGCCTTGCCCCAACCTGCCCGTACGGGATGTATCTCTCTCCACCAGTAGCCCTATAGTTGGTGTCGTTGTCATTATGTAGACCAAGATGCTTACCCGGGTCATATCTGAGAACATGGCCGCGGTTTCTCCACCATATGGTTCCAACCACTAAGGGGAACATGTCTATGTACCTGATTAGGGTTTTGTAGATGGAGTCTTCCCAACCTCTGATTATTTCGACTATTTCTTCTTCTGTTCCGTCCTGTACTGGCTCGAGAACTCTGACTGGAACGGTTTCAACTTGTTCAATAGAGAACTTGTTTCCGTCTTCGTTTTTTGCATACACAACACCATTTTTGTCAATGTCGTACTTCCATCTTTGTTGGTGTGCGGCTAGCGCATTGTCGTCTATCCACTTTGACATCAATGGAAGGTCAACATCCATCACATCATGAAAAACAACAACTCCACCACCAAGGTCAGTGAACTTTAGGTTGCGTATTTCCTCTAGTACTTCACCTGAAATATCTGGAGTATCAACTTCATATCGTTTCAACTTGATTCACCTCCAGTGCTGTGTGTGTCTCCCCGTATTGAGTTACGCATCTATTTTGAAATACAGGGTTTGAACCAAGTTCTAGGCCTGGGGTTGGATGCGACCAAATTGAATAATCTGACTTGCAATAAAGTTCGTAGTCATCGTAGATATTGTCAAACCAGACAGGTTCACACCACTGAATACTCGCATCTTTTTCTTTTATTCTTATGTTTGCAGCATTGTCCGTTCCACCCTGACCAAAGAATGACAGGTAGGCATATCTTGTTCCGCCATCCATCTTTGTTACGCCGTGGGCACAGATGTAGTTTGTTGGGAACATAATGATGTCCCCCTTCCTCGGTTTGTAGTCAATTCCGAGGTACGCAAACTTAAGATGACCGCCTGAAAAGTTTGTGCCATCGAGTTCTTCCTTGGTGTCAACGCAATCATTGAAGTACGCAAGCGCTCCAGCGGTCTGCCTTAAGGCCACCTGTCCTCTTGGCATGTATCTAATACCCTGAGTTACCTTGTAGTTCGTGTCATTGTCCTGGTGCCACCCAAGAATTCCCCCACCGTCATATCTGAGTATGTGGCCCCTGGTTCTCCACCAGAGACTTCCCACAATAAGCGGGAACATATCTGTGTAGCGTATTAGACACTTGTAAATCGCATCCTCAAGATAGGTGAAGTATTGGACCACTTCAGGGCTTGTCGCCTCTGTAACGGGCTCCAGGAGCCTTACAGGGGCATTTGGGACGTCTTCC